GCACGACGATAACGAAGCTTGGTCACCCTAACCCAACCGCAGCCGCCGAGCACGCCAGACAGGCCGTGGTCCGGCTTGCCGATGAAATGGCGGCGACGGTGGGTCCTGTCATCGAGCAGATCCAGGCGAGCGGTGCAATGTCGCTAGGCAGCATCGCGGCGGCGCTCAATGCTCGCGGGATCAAGACGGCGCGCGGTTGCGAATGGAACGCCAAAGCGGTTAGCAGGATCATCGACCGATGGAAGTCAAAGGCAGAAAGCCTTTCTGCATAGTGTTACAGAATGTTGCATTGCGTTACGTTATGCATCACTCATAAGGCGGCAGGCAGAACAGAAACGGCAGGAGCAAGGGAGGAGCAGACCCATGGCCGGACAACTCGTCAAAGCATGTCGGTTTATCGCACTCGTCGCTCTTGGTGTGGCCGTTCTCCTGTCTGCCGATCCAGACGGTAGCGGCGTCTCGACCGTTCCAGCCGCCATCGTCGGGATTACAGCGGCGGCACTTGCTTGGCTCCTGGCTCGTCGCCGGGTCAGGCGCACGATTGACGATCCGAGTAACGATCCATGAATATCGATCACAACACTTAAGGGGACCGTGACATATGCCGGAAGAGAAGGCTTACGAGAGAGAAATTTGCGGCGTTCGCGTATCGAGCAGATACGGCAGCGCACGCGAGATTGAGGAGATTGAGACGTTCATTCGCGGTTTTTACCGGGATCATCCGAAATGCGTCGGTGCGTTCAAGGCCGTCTCGTGCGACAGCAAAACAGGTCAAATCGACATCGATCTAGACACGAGCCATGTCGCAGACGATGCCAGCGAAGTAAGGTTGTGGTGTTGCGTCATCGCGAATTACTACTATGAGGAGACCGGCGCACCGAGGGTCATCTTCGTTCAGACGGAAAACAACTCATACTCGGACACGCCGGATTTCCCGACTAAAGGCGATGACGATGACTCGCCGCCTCGCGCAACGATCCACTGAAGGTCAAGGAAGGTTCTTCGCCAGAATGGCGTTCCCTCGGTTCCGTGCAGAACGGAACCAAGGGACGCATACAGGATGTATATGGTTGTGGGGGTCCAGCAAATTAGCTGGGGCATACTCCTATGCCGGAAGAAGGCATAGGAGCAACCCCATCGAATTTACTTGACCTCGTGCGCGGGCGAATTGGTCGCTCCCTCGATGGTCCGCTCGACTTGATCACCTTCTTGTTCTGACGAGCGTTCCCACTTTCGAGCTTTGACGGGATCGCGCATTTCCGCCGCTATCGACTTCAGGACATGGACGAATTGCGGCGGCACGCGCTCGCGGACTTCGGCCAGGCCGGACGCCTTTAGCCGTTGCCGTCGCCGCCGCTGCCGTTCCGCGTATGTGTAATCATGACCCGCCACGTTCAGACTTTCCTGTTACCGATAGATAATTTGCGTGAACGTCTTGCCGGTTACCCAGGCGAACACGAGGGTTGGCGTCGGCAGTATGACCGCAGCCGCGATGACGAAGAACACAGCATTCTTGACGAACGACTTCATTGCGCATCCCCATCGTATTCATTGTCTATCCAAATTAGGGGGAGACCCTCTCCCTCGATGTCTTCACTAACTTCAATCGTAATCACGTCATCCCCGGACCCTATGACTTCCGCGGGATGGTCAATCCCAATGCGATAGCCAGCATGGCAGATTGATTCAGGCGTCGTTCCCGCTGCTTCCGCTCTCTCAACCTCTTTGTTCCAAAGTCCAAACAGCGTCCGATGCATGTCAGCCATAGCCTTCTCTTTTTCCGCAGAAGGCCAACGGTCATGCAATAATCCCGCTCGTCCCAAGTTGCGAACCGTCTCTTCTGACACGTACTGCACGTAAAGGACTAACAGGGACATAGCTTGCGGGGACAGCTGTCCTTCGCTTTTGAGTTTCAACAGAAGGATTTGAGATAGCTTTGCGTATTCGCGTATGTATCGCATCTCAATAATCGCTGCGAAAATCTCTTCTGGTTTTTGGACGAAGGACCAGCGGCTAGGGTCTATATGGCGAGCGTCCCTGACTCGGTCGGCAAGCTTTGATGCTTGCTGTTCCGTGAGCGGATCTAAGTCATCCAGCCTCGCATACGTATAGGTGTCTCCATAAATAGATGTCACGCAAACGTCGAACGCATCATCGTTACCCGGAACGCTCTTCCTCTGGATGAGCACGCTTTCTTGATCAATCACAACTTTATCAACCGGAATAGACATGTCGGCTCCGTAGGTTTCCCGCGCGACCCCGGAAGACCGCGCGGCATTATGGTTATCGGCTGGCTACGAATTCCTTAACCCAACCATCACGCTGGCCTCGTGGCGGCGCTAATGCGTCCGGTTTCACGTCCACCTTCTCTGATGACTTGGCGGAGTTTTCGCGACGTTCCCAAAGCCGCTTTGCGTTCTCCATCGCGTCCTTCAAGTTTGTCCACGTGAAGGCGTTCGCGTCGGTATCCATCCAAGCAACGAGACGGGATTGCGGATTGAAGAAGAACGCATAACCGCCGCCGCCTAAGCCATGCAATTCGCCGAACTTGGTTCCGCCGACGCATAGAACGAACACATCAACCTTATGGTCTTGCTGGATAACCTGACGAGCAGTGAATTTTCGGTTCATGGCGTCCTCCGGCTGGATGGTCTCTGGTAAGCACCGTAACACCGTGACGCGCTACGGTAAAGGAGAAACGGCAACCGCTTGCCGATTTGATCCGGACATGAAAAAGGCGTCCGACCGTTTCCAGTTGGACGCCTGGGTGTGTCGGCAATTGTGTTCCTTTAGACTTCCTCGATCTCTCTTCTTACCCTACTGAACTCAACACATTGATCGTCCGGTTTGCCGATTTCGCGATAGTGTTTCAGCAACCCCGCGACGGTTTCGGTTCGGATGATGCGGCGGAAGTAGAAAGCTCCGCTCTCGGTTTCCAGCCATATCATCCCGAAAAAATGAGCAACCCTGACAACCTTATGCCTGTCGCCGACAGCATTTAATTTCGATCGGTTCAAAGCTCGATGCCTCCTTGATTTTTGGTTTCGGAAAATTTTCCAATTTCGGAAACGTCAGCGGTTTTGGTTAGCCGTGCGCCATTTCCACGGCTCTTGAAAAGACCCACGCCATAGACCTGCTTCGGTTTCCAGTGCGAAGCGTTGCGCGTCTGCGTACAGGTTTTGAGCATGACCAGACCGGAAGGCGTGTCCGGACATGACCATCGCTCGTCCTAAATCGACTCGATCAACGTCAACGAAACATTGCGCGACGATGCGGCTTTTGTAGCCACCTCGTTGCTTGTTGAAACCCTTTTGACGACAGGCGACCATGCGTCCTGAAATGATCTTGGAAAGCTGTTCCCGTGCTTCGATGCCGCACGGGTAAGCGATCCCGTTGGTCTCCCTGCATTGCTGTCTGATTTCCGGCGCGTCAACTCCCCAAAGCCGTATCCGGTTGTCGCCTATCATGAAGGTGTCTCCGTCGATGACCTTGACCTGACCGACAATACGCTTTTCGTCGGCAACGGCGGGAGTGGTGCAGAGTGCGGCGAGAATGGCCGTGATGATTGCTGACTTCTTCATTCCGGCTGACTCCATGCCTGGTTGGATCGAAGGATCTGGCTGACCCGATTGTGAGAGCGCGTCATTTCGCCAAAGCAGCAAGTGACGGGAGGGAATGCCGCGATAAGAATGTTCAGGGGAACGCAAAGCCTATGGTCGGCGGAAAGGTCGAACGGCATTCCGGAAAGAGCGACCCACACGAAAGCCGCAACCGTCATTGATGCGAGCAGGCAGTAAGCGGCGAGAGCGTTGTCCAGCACTTGAAGGCGGGTTGCCAGACTGGATAGCTCGTCAAGTTCGTTTTCATTCATGGCATTCTCCTTAGCGGCTGATGTCTCGTTTGATGCTCATCAGGTTCTGAATGATCGTCCGGAATGACCGTGTCTGCTTGCTCGCCTCAGTCAGTGGATCAGATTGACGAGGAGCGCGGGATTGCGTCTGTCTCTGGTAGCAGCGGGGATATGTGCCGAATTGCGGACGGCATTGGTCAGGGTCGGTCGCCGTGTTGCCAGACGGGAAACCGGGGTCCATCGGATACAGCGGTTCCTGATCCATGCCAGCACACGCGGAGAGAAATGCAATCATTGGTAGAGCACAAAGGCGCATCGGTTTCGACCTCGTTGGCTGTCGTGGCGGAACGGGAAAGGAGAAGGGTTTAGAGGGTGTTTAGGGTTAGGGTAAGCAAGTAAGGTGCATACAAACCCCGCCGAAACCCGCCTCCCATCTGGCTTTCCCCCGTATGAAAACTCCTCAAAATGAGGAGGTTTTGTCTTACGTCTTCATACACATTGACTTGTTACAAAGTATGTTACATGATGAGGCTGTCAGATGGAAGAGGGAAACGACAGGTGCCGAAATACACTAAGCTACTGAACGCCGACGAAGACCCGATTGATATGCATGCGGTTGTACCGTCCGAAGGCGGCGGCAGCGGCTCCTACAAGGTCCGGAAGGCGAAACAGGTCGGCACAGGCCGCGCAGCCAAACCGCCGAATGCGCAGTCCCGACAGGTGCGGGTCAAGGTCAAGACTCATGACAAGGCGCGCGGCGCGTACCGTTCAAGCGTGTCGGCAACGCTCGGCTACGTCGCTAAAGAAGGCCGCGTCTTCGACCGGGAACGGGACCTCGATGAACGGGACAAAGACGGCCTGGCCGATGAATGGGGGAAGGACCGTCTCATCCATCATTGGATGATCAATCCGCAGGACGGCGATCGGCTTTCGCTCGATCAGGTCAAGGAAGTGACGCGCGAGACGATGAAGAATGTCCGCCGCCAGCTTCCCGCCGACGATCGCGCGGACTTCCGATGGATGGCGGGAGCAGAGCAAAAGGACGGCTCCTGGCATGTCCATGTTGCCGTGCGTGGCGTCGTCAATGACCGTGACTTGACGTTCCATCCGGTCTTCGAACGGCACCACATCAGATCGTTCGCAGAAGAGGCGACAACGGATCAACTCGGGTGGCGTGGCGCTCGCGGCCTTGAAGATGAGCGCAACCGACTGGCACGGGATCAGGGTCGGGACCAGACCGACGAGCGCGACGACAGGGAACGCGACCGTGAGCGGGTACGGTCCCGCGACGTGGTCGATGATCGCAGCGGCAGGGATGACGGCAGGGACGAAAACCGTCGCCGCCGTGAGCGCGAAACCGTCATGGATGGGAGGGAAAGATAATGATGAAAACCGGCGTCGCGGTCCTGTTCGGAACGCCTTGCTTCGCGTGGAAACCTCTCCGCCTGGAGGACAATCGCGTCGCGTGGCTCCGCTACGTCCATCGCGTGTCGCCGGTCTGCGGACTCGTGCCGCTCTATCACGGAAGGCCGGTCAAGTTCACCGACCGGATACCGTTTTGCAGTCCGTCGCTGTCGCGTCGGATTTCCACAGCAATGATATGGAGTCAACGCAGTATGAAAGTCCTAATCGCTCGCATGGTTATCGGCTGGCTCGTCCTCGTAGAGGCGATCACCTTCGGCCTAGGCGTCTTCTTCGGACATCATCCAGCACTCGGCGGGTTCAATGTCGGTCTGCCGATGCCGGTCTACCTTCCCGGTCAATTCCTGCTCTGGTACGACGATTTGCACCCTGCCGACGTGTGGGTCCTGACCTATGCCGTCTATCTCTGCCTGCTGCTCCTACTCGTCGTCGCAGGCGTCGGCGCCATGAAGTTTCAGGCGATGTCGCAGCGCGGGGATGCGTCGCGCATCACGTCCAGCCGTCAAGCTCGGGGGAGGCTCCGTTGAGCGTAATTTCAAAGCTCTGGATGCTCGGAATGGGAGAGGCGTCATCGCCTCTCGACCGCCGACCCGGCGTCATCGTTGGGATGGATGGAGGCACCGTCAAGCGTGACAGCAACGGCAAGCCGGTATCGCAGCGGGGAGGCGTTCCGCTGACCGATCGGACCTGCAACCCCGTCATCGCAAGCGGACCGATGGGGTCGGGAAAGACTCAGCTTCTGTACGCGACGCTGTTCGATCAGGTGTACGGCTACACGCATTCCGCCGTGCTGTGGGACTACAAACGCGTGATGTGCGACGAGGTCGGCAAGGCGCGCGAGGCGATGGGACAGGATGTCATCATTGTCGATATCACCAAGCGCGGTGCCGGTCGCGTCAACCCGATGCAATGGGTTCGCGAGGGTGACAGGTTCGTTGCCGATATCCAGTTGATCGCGGCCAAGGTAACGGAGCGCGAAGCCAACGGCAGCGGCAAGTCTGCGCACTGGATCAACGCGACGTTTTCGTACATGAGCGGCGTCATCGCCTATCTCCTGACCGCCGCGCCGGATTCCGAGAAGTGCTTGGCAGGCGTCCGCCGTCACATGTTGCGCGGCGACGCCGGGTCCAAGGAAATGATGCGCGATGGGATCGACACGCTTGCCGTCGAAGCGGCTCAAGAGCTTTGGTCGATCAGCGAGGTATGGGAACCCGAAGAAGACGAGGAGGAAGACTTTGCGGAGATGGACGACAAGTCGGCAGCCTACCGCAAAGCCATCTACACAACGGCGTCGGCCATGCTCGCGGACTTCGCCGACGATGTCTTGGCGACGCAGACGGCGGTTAGCGATTTTGACCCATCGGACCTTGTCAGCGGCGAGAAACCGCTAACCGTCATCATCTCGACCATGCCATCCGATGCGCGCCGGTTGCGCCGGGTCTATGGCCTAATCTGGACACAGATCGTTGACCAGTTGACGGAGGACATCAAGAGCGTTCGCGGTATGCCGCGCTGTTGGGACGTGCTGCTCGGGATCGACGAGTTCCTAGAATTCAAGATCGAGGAAGTAAGCAGTTGGGTCAAATACCTTCGCGAGTACCACGTCCGTCCGTTGTTCCTGGCGCAGACATTCGAAAGCGTTTTGGAGCAGTATCAGCGCGTCATGGCGTCCAGCGCTGCATGGGTGGCGTTCGCGCCTATGTCCGTTTTCGAGGCCGACTTGATGTCGCGCATGATCGGGGACCGTGACGAGGTCGTTGCATCCCAATCGAAGACGCGCCGCGTCTGGTACGAACCAGCGACCATTACCGAGTCAACCCGCATTGAGCGCAGGCCGGAGAAACCGGCAAGCGACTTGATGGATATGGACCCGGATGAGCTTTTCATCTTTGGTTTCGGTGGGACGATCAACGCTCAACGTGTCTTCGCCTTCCTCCGCTATCCGGATCTGTACGGACCGGCGTCGCGCGCCTGGAAGTCTCCGGTCAGTTCAAATCCATGGCTTGGAAAGTTCATCCCTGTCCCGCCGCCGCCGCCACCAAAGCCGAAGAAACGGAAGGAGACGGCACCCAAGGAAGAGAACGGCAATTCCGAAACCGAAACCGCAGCACCTGCCAAAGCGAAGCCATCCAAAGCGAAAAGCCTGCTGAAGGGGATCAATAAATGACCGCTATCGATTGCAACGGCGACGACACAGAAGAGACCGTACCGTTGTCGGTTCGCGTTCCAAAGCGGGTTATCGACCGCGTTTTGATGGCGGGAGCGGACGCGCGTTGCCGACACAAGACACAGGCCGTCATTCATGTCCTTGAAGCCGGTCTCGAATTTATCGATCGCCAGAAGGCCAAGCCGCTGCGTCTGGAAAAGATGGTTGGCAGGGTGGAGGCGTTAGTCGCAACGCAGCTGGCGATGATGCTGACGGCGTTCCCCGACATGGACGACGACGCCATAAACGAAAACCGCCGCGAAATCCTTGAGGAGCTTTGACCATGAAAGACACGAGCGCTCTCGACCGCCTGACCTGCGTCATCTTTCAGGACTTCCTGTCCGACCCCGCCGTTACGGACTTCCACGTCCAGCCTCCCGACAGGGATGGAAACTGCCTGCGCATCACCCGGAAACGCGGGGTCATGACCGACCATGGAACCGTCCTGGCCGGAGACGTGGTCAACTATCTCGCGCGGCTGGCAAGCTGGAACGGGAAGGAGTTCGGGCATCACAAGCCGCGCCTGAATGCTCGCCTGCCGTCGGGGGAAAGGCTCCACGCAAACTTTCCACCGATCACGTCAGGACCCTGTTTTTCGGTTCGGCAGCCAGCGCGCGGGACGGTCACCCTGGCGATGCTGGTTAAATGGGAAATGCTGACCCAGGAGGCGTCTGACCGGCTTCGCGGGTACATCGATGCAGGAATGAACATACTCGTCTCCGGCGCGCCTGGGAGTGGCAAGACGACCCTGCTCCGCGCGCTGTGCTATGAGGATGCTATCCGGGAAGGTCGGACGATCCTCGCTCAGGACCCAACGGAATTCACGATACCCGGAAAACACGCCTTGTCCATGGAGGCTGATGAAGACGGGGAATATCCAGTAACCCTCGGGGACTGTGTCTCCGACTCTCTCCGAAAAGATACCGAGACACTGGTTGTCGGGGAGGTCAGGACGGAGCAGGCGGCAAAGTACATGGTCGATGGATTCAACACCGTCTCCAGAATCCTGGCAACGGTTCACGCGAGGAGCGCGAAGCAGGCTCCTATGCGAGTTGCCGACCTCGTCAAGGCGGATAAGGCGGGAAGGCGAAAGATCGCTGAATACATCGATGTCGTTGTTCACGTGACGCGCGATTACCGGACAGACCGCCGCTGGGTGGAAAAAATCGGGACCGTTGACGGGTACAAGAAAGGGGAATTCGCCATTTCCTAAGCATGTAACATGACGTATGACAAACAACTTGTTACACGATTTATAACATGTTAGTGTCCGGCTGTACCCATCCATCACCAAACTTTGGAGACACGCCACATGAAGGCATCCATCAAGAGTCAGGCCGTCGCCTGCGCCTTGCTCGCCGTTGCTCTCTGGCTCGCGGCCGACCCCGCCGTTGCACAGGAAAGCATCCTGGCTCCAGTCGGCGAGCAATTTTTTTCCTGGATCGATACGTTTGAAGCCGACCTGTTCCCCGCCGCGGTAACCGGTGGCCTGCTCCTTGCTGTCGCCGTCGCCGTTTTCATGTCCATCAAAGTCGGCATCGTTGCCGTTGCCGGTGTGGTCGCCGCCGCGATCCTCTGGGGTCAGCGGGAAGCAATTATCGCTTTCGGGTCCTGACGAATGGAGCGTTCGCCAGTCCGCGCCGGACGGCCAATCCGGCAAACTCAGGTCAGGCCAAAGCTGGTCGCGGGACTGTTCCCGTTTTTTCCCGCCTTTCTGGCCTTTGTTCTGGCCTTCTGGTTTTGGCATGTCGCTGGGATCACTCTCCTCGTCGTCGTTTCGGTCTTCCTGCTTGTGCTCGTTTTGATGTGGCTTGCGACTATGCATGACGCGTTCTGGTGCGAGATCGGAACGCAGCGCGTCATATCATTTTTCCGCCGTGTGGCTCGGACTCGCGGACGCTCTCTCCGTCTTCGCAAATATAAGGCAGCACGATGACACGCATCCACATGCTTGACGATGGGTTCAGCGACCTGTCGTCAGACCTTCCCTATCGTCATTTTATCGCTCCTGGAGTTCTTCTCTTAGACGATGATGACGCCATGATGTCCATCATTGAGTATTCCGGACGAGATCAGTCCGTCCTCAGTGATGAGGACATAGACAGCACCAGCGCACGCGTTGCAAACCTGCTGACCCCTCTCGGGGTCGGCAATTACGTACTGCATTGCGAAGTCGAGAAGCGTTTGACCTCCGGTTATCCTGATGGGAGTGACGCGTATCCGGTATCCGCACTGCTCGACGCCAAGCGGCGGCAGCGCATGAACATTCGCGGCAATCAGTACAGGCTTCGGACGCGTCTCGGCATCACCTACACACCTCCGTCAGTCAAGGCTAGGCGTCTGCACCGGTTTTTCTTCAGGTCTCCGGAAGAGCAGACACAGAAATACTACGCTGAGCACGTAGAACCATTTCGCGAGTTGGTTTCGACCTTGGCACGCCATCTCAATTCCACGCTCGGATACGCGCGCCTGCTCAATGACGATGAAGTCGTGACCGCCATACACAACGCGATAGACCCGCAAGGTTGCGAGTACGTCCAGGCTCCAACCCTGCCTGGGTTTCCCGTGAAGTACGCTGTCGGCACTCTCGGCATGATTCCCGGCAAGCCAACGTGGAGAACGAACGGCCATCCTGATGAGGAGTATTTCGTCCGGGTCTTTGGCGTCAGCGGGTACCCGACAGTCAGTGACCCAAGCATCTTCGCTGTGTTACAGGAGGCGGATACCGAATTCCGCCTGAACTATCGTTTCGAATGCCTGTCTGAAGCCAAGGCCGAAAGCGTCCTCAAGTGGATATTCCGAACCCACGACGAAACCGCGCTCGATTGGCGGTCATACGCTGATCGCGTGGCGGGTCTTGGCGATCTGCGGAACGATCCTGTCGGCGTCATGAAGGCCATGGATGCGGAAGCGGCGCGCATAGAGGCGGTTGAGCCGGGAGTTGTCACCGGCTTCTTGAGCGTCACCGGAGTCGCCTGGGGTCGGTCCCAAAAAGCCGCAAACGATGCCTACGGGATCATTCAAAAGACCATCAAGAAGTTCACCATCAAAGATGAAGGCTGGAATAGCGAACTCGCCTATCTCGGGAGCCTGTACGGCAACACCCGCGCGAACGCTCGAAGGGTGCCTCTACCGAGTACAGTCATGTCTGACATGATCCTCCTAACGTCCCCATGGACTGGCGCGGAACCCAACCGACATCTCGGATATGAGGCACTGATGCGGCTCGACTCTCCGGGTGGAGCAGGAGTCAATCTTGACCTGTTCGAAGGCAAAGATGGATTCGGCATTCTCGCCGGACCTCCTCGCGTCGGCAAGTCCACGGCCGAAGCGCACATGGGTCATCAGTGGCTTGCGCGCATCGAAGCCACCAACCCCGCCGACCGTCCCCGCGTCATTTGGGTTGATGCTGACAGCAGACTTTCAACATCCATGATTGCCACGTGGATGGCGGGAGGGGAATTCATCAGCTTCGAGTCCGGGGACATGGCGCTTCAACCGCTTGCGCGGGTGGACGAGGAGGACGGCAAGCGATGGTGCAAGCACTTCATGTCCGAAATATGGACGCGTCTCGGCATGCCGGACGCGTCCATGCCGGAAGACCGCCTGTCGAGCCTGACGGAAGATGCTTTGGATATCCTGGCTCGCTCTCCGGTCAGCGAGCGCACATTAAGCGGCCTGGCCGATGTCATCCAAAGCACTCGCCTTCGCAACGCTCTCCGGTCCCACTACACGAAAGGCTCAACCCTTGGTCACCTGCTCGACGCGAACCACGACAGAATTCAGGACGCGGATTGGATCACAATCGACCTGACTAAATTGACTGACGGAGAGAAGAAGAACGCAGGCGATGCCGGAAAGGGGAAGGATACCGCCATAGTCCTCATGGCGCTGTTCCGGCGCATTTACGACCTGATTGACGATGCGAGGCCGACTCTCTTCCTGGTGGACGAGTTCCGCCAAATGGCTGCCATTCATGAGGAAATTGACGAAATACGGCGACGTGGTCCCAAGCGCAGGGTTTGCCTTGTCCTCGCTGCTCACAGGGTTGATGACCTGTATGGAAGCTCGATCTTCCCGATTTTGAAGACGGCAAAAGCGAGTCTGTACTTTGGTGACACTACCGCTCCGGACTCCACGATCCTGACTGAGCATTTTGGCGTCACGCCGACGGAACGGCAACGCATCGGCGAAGCAGGCAGGCGCGGCGATCCCGGCTGGTTGCTCTACAAGACGCTTAAGGGGTCGCGCGTTTGCCAGATCAAACTGACGGACCTGGAAAAGGCTATCTGCGGATGCGGCGCCGATGAGAAGTCTGCGGCCATGGAGATTTACCGGACAGTCGGTCGCGGCGATTTTCCCGTGGCATGGCTGGAGCACAAGGGACTGTACGACGAAGCGGCGGATCTTCGCGCAAGAACGGGAGTGGAAAAGTATGCACAGGCAGCGGAATAAAGCAAATCAGCAAGGCTTTTCAAAATGGCTCCGTGCGGCGCTCATGGCGTCTGTGTCGGCAACCGTTCTCCTGCCTGTCGCGCAAGGTTACGGGGAGACGATTGAGGTTGGACCGGGACAGAGCATTCAAAGCGCCATCAATCGCGCCGGTCCCGGCAGCACGATACGCGTTGCGCCGGGAACCTATGCGCCGTTTGATGTCACGAAGAACAACATACGCATTGAGTCGGTCACGAAAGGCGGCGCTCACATTGTCGCGACAGGACACAACCAACCGGCAATCGGAAGTTATGGCCAGTCTAACGTCGCTATAGACGGGTTTCGTCTGACCAGTCGCGGAGGCGACGGGGTCAAGATCGGCGGCAGTCCCGGTCGCATGGTGAGCGGCATTCAGTTTACAAACAACACGACCGAATACGCGCGCCTTGACGGTATTAAGTTCTTTCAGGCGGACAGGGTTGATGTTTCTGGTAACCGGATCGTTATGGCGGGTGGCGGCGGCCGCGCGGGTTCGGCGGGAAACAGAAATGGAGACGGCGGCGTCGATTGGGTCCAAGTCACCAATAGCGTTATGCAAGGCAACGAAGTCCGGACGAATGGCTGGGCTTGTGCCATGGTCAAGAATGGTAGCTCAGGCAATACCATCAAAGGAAATCGGTTCTCCGGATGCGAAGTGAATGGCATCGACATGTCTGCGCCGTCTTCCGGTAAAGCGGCAGCGGCAAACAAAAGCGGACTAACTGCCTTTAACAATCTCATTGAAGGAAACCTGATCGCGAGCGGTTCCGGATGTGCGATATCCATGAACGCGAAAGGGACCCGAAACAACCGCATCTCTGGAAACAAAATTTCAGGACGCGAATGCGGTGACCCCAACGGAACCAACAACCAAAGTGCAAACGTGCGGATTATCAGTCCGACAGGCGCTCCGACCCTCGGTTTCATCGGTGGTATCGGAAAAGCTATCGGCGGGCTACTCGGCGGCGGCAGCGACGGCGGCGGCGGAGGATGCTCGGACGGCGGCGGGTTGTTCGATAGCTTCATGGATGCGGGAGTCGCGCTTGTTGCTGGCGGTCCCATTGGCGCGGCGGCATCCGTTGGAGGCGAGGCAGGTGATACTGCGAAAGAACTTTCCGGTTGTCCCATCATCGAGAGTTTTCCCGGCGCGGTCGAGATCCAGGCGATCAAGACGGCGGTTGAGGCGGTAATTCAAACGAAGGAAGCGATAGCGCAGACCACGCACCAAGCCAACATGCTGGCGCACTCACCGTTCTCGTTGGTCGATTGGCTTCTCGACAGCTGGCAGGACTTCCTTGCGCTTCTCGGCGGCGAGAGTGAGGCGATCACCTGGGAGGAACCCGCCGTCCGGGACGAGTACGAAGCGGCGTATCCGGAAAATCCGGTATTCGAAACCATTGAAGACCTCGGCAATCTCCGCGATGCACAGGACAATCTCTCCCGCGCCACATCGGTCGAAAGCAAGCGCCTCTCTGCCAAGTTAGCAGAGGACATCGAAGATCTTTCCGGTCAACTCGAAGCACTGGAGGGGGAGCGAGGAGAGTGTCCAGGCCAAACTTGTGTTGCGGACATCAACGCTCAGATCGGCATCGTCATGGCTCAACTGTCTGCCAAAACCGCTTTGATGCAGGCGGCACACAACCGGGTGGCGGAATCAGTCATCGACTCTGAGCGGGAAGCCAGAAAAGCGGCGGATGCCACGTGGGACCTCATGATTCGCGATGTAGGCAAAAACTAGGAGGTACGGAACTTGGGTAATCTCTTTCAAGCGATGTATTTGTTTCAAAACCTGGGTGTTGTTCAGCTACTCAAGTTCACGGTCATCACGGCGCTTCTTCTGTCGTTCGCGTGCGCTTTGGCCGTGACGCTGTTTCCGAACGTTATCCTCGATCTTGTCGAGTCCGCTGTTCTGACGCGTGGCTCCATTGAAGACATCGAGACACTTCGCCGGCTGCGCCAAGGGGGTCAGTGATGCCGGTTCCTATCTGGGATGCTGGGGTTCTGTCCTCCGCTCTGGACGCCATCAATAGCGCTGGTGACGGTGCGATGTCGGCACTGATGCCGACAGTGGAAAGCCTCTTTTTTTGGGTAAAGAGCCTCACGTTTTGCATGGTCATGGGTGTCATGCTGCTTACGCGCCGGTTTCCACATCCGGATTTTGCTCGCATGCTCCTCGTCTTCGCGGTCGTCGGGTGGATGATCGATATCTACCCGACCGCTGCGGACAGGGTAATTCAAGCGATGGCGAACACGGGGACCATTGTCGCACCCGATATGCAATTCAACCTCAACGACCCTGGAGCCATTGCGCTATTTGGCTTCCAGGCGGCTGTCCCGATGATGACTATGGCAAGGCAGTTTCTCGGACCCGTGGCGATCTTCCTCCATTTTTTCGAATTCGTTTTCCACCTGTTTGCCATAGTCATGATCATACTTGCCTTTCTGGTGATGGCTCTGCACATCTTCTTTGCGCAGATCGAGTATCTACTCCTTTCGATCGCGGCATTTGTTACTCTTCCATTTGCCGCCTTCAGCAAGACCAGCTTCATAGCTACGAAAGGCGTTGGGTACATTGCTTCGGTCGGCTTGCGCATGCTGGCCTTATCCCTGCTTTCCGCTCTATCCACGGTCGCCTTGTTGATGTTTGAGAAGGCAAAGATTACTGGTCTTGGCGGCGCTTTCGGTCTGGTTGCTCTTTCCGCCGGACTTCTCGTTGCTATCATCAAAGCACCAAGTGCAGCCGCGGCATTGATCAATTCCGGCCCGATATTGGATGGAGCCATGGCGCTTCGAGCCATGAGGATCGGTGCAGCGAACGGCATGCAGGCGTTGTCTCAAATGACGGCGCAGGGAGGCATGAGCGGCAGCATCGCGCGGGGTGTGTCGTCTGTGGCGTCAGTAGCGTCAGGGATGGCAAGTGCAGGTGTCGCGATGGCGCGCAACGCCTGGAGTGCCGGTTCCTCCTCATCCTCATCCTCGTCAGGTTCCAGCCAGTCCGGTCAAGCCGGTAAAGGCGGTCAGTCCACGTCCACCCAAGGTCGATACCGTGGCGGGTGGTCCCGTGGCAGCCAGCCTTCCGATACCTCCCAATAATCAGGAGACACACTCATGTTGAATACACCCGCACACATTCCCGCCGACACTCCTCCCGACGCAAAATCACCGTATGCGATTTACACCAAGGCGGTTGAGCGGGATTTCCGCCGCGAGAAGCGATGGAAATTTTTCATGCTGCTTTTCGCAATTCTCGCCGTAATCGGCGTCGGCCTTGGAGCCTATTCTGCCGTCATATCGACCGCGACCAACCTTGAGCTTGTCAAAGTAGCGCAGATGCAGCCTGTCCGGTATGTGGAGCGCGGTCCCGATGGGATGGATAGAGTCATCGCGATCAGAAACACGATGGATGTCAATGTCGGTCGGGAGATGGAAACGTTGCAGTGGTTCGTCACCTGGAGCCGCTGGATTTCTGGTGAGAAGGCGGTCAACGAATTCAACCGTGCGAACGCGCGCGCAAAGCTGGCGGGGTCGGACGCTATCACCGCCTGGGACGCGCTTCAGGCGGCTGACGTGGACGCGGACAAAGGGTATCGCCGGGACGTTACAGGCGTCGTTGTTGCTGCGCAGGAGGTTCCAGGCATGCCTGAAGGCTCCCGGCTCTATACGCTGCAATGGCAAGAGAAGACACTGCATAACGGCAAGATCGTCAAGAATGAAACGCTAATGCAGAACATCACGATCACATCCGGACCTCCTCGCGAGGGTGCGCTGGACGGCGTCAACATCACGATTTTGACCGAGCCGACCGTCAGTTTCAAACAGCGGGATATGAACCGCCGCTAATCCGCAGCCGTCTCCTGTTGCCACTTGTTATAAAGTGTGTTACAAGTGGCGGCATGAGAACACAAACCACCCTCGCCGCAGTGGCGGCACTACTGGCTCTGGCTGGTTGCGCGACGCAGCCTCCAGAGCCTTCTGTTTCTGTGGAACATCAACATCAACCGCGCGCGCCGGTTAGCTTGAGCGATGTCGTCATTCCGGAATCAACGACGCAATCCGCTCCAGTACCCATGATGAGCGACGAGCGGCCGACCGAGAAAGAGTCGATGAATGCCGTTGCATCGTCTCGGACAGCAGGGATCGTCCTCCCGACCCTCAGTTGCTTCAGCGGCGGGACGTGTCGGTACTGGTATCAGCCAGACAAGCCTTACCGCGTCAATGTCGCCATTGGTGACACAACTCTGGTGTGCCTCAAGCCGGGGGAGGTTCATGTGGAGACCATCGTCGCCGGAAAACAGGAATGGGTCGGGAACGATACGCATTGGTACGAGGACGAAGAAGGCAAGCGCGTCTGTGTGTCTCTCTTCCCGAAGGGAATCCCGCAAGACAAGGGATATGATGGATGGATCATGACGGTCGGGGACGAGAACGGTCCCGGCCGGAAATACGCTCTTGATATCCGTGTCTATGGCTCGAAGCAGCGCAAATACAAGCATCGGGAAGTGATGTGGCGCTACCCCGAAGACGAGGTCAACAGGATCAACGGAATCGTCCCCGAAGTGCGGAAGAGAGACAATCGGGACCGCACCACAGGCATGCACCCTAGAGAGCGTAATTGCGCCTACGACATGACCGGGTCAACCGCCGCTTGGCGTCCCGTCCCGACTCACGATCAACAGCCGCCTGTGTGTGATGATGGCCAGATGACCGTTATCAATTTCAAGCCGGGAATCCTCGGACCCTACCAGTCTCCTTCACTGCAACGGGTCGTTGACGGCGTTCGGCACCCAATCGATTACCGCCGTTACAACTCGACGTACATCGCAACCGGCCTTCATGACGAATTGCTTCTCAGCATCGGCGCCGAAGAAGTCTCCATCAAACGCAAACATCAGGCAGGAGGAAAACAGCAATGAGATTTTTCACGAGCGTATTTGCGGTGTCGGCCTTCGTCGTTGCAGCACTTCTCGTCTCCATCTCCACGCAAGAAAGTGGCGCGGGGGTACAGCTCCTTGTGCTGAGGTATGACACTCCATTTGACATCTTCTTGGACGGCCTCTTGGACATCCTCTTCTCGTGGATGTGACCCACCCCTGACTGTCAAATCACAAAATTAGCAACGCCTTTTCAAAATGGAGCTTGTGACATGGCGCGTACCCCGGAGAGCATGGCGGGTGGTGCAAGGGTGTGGCGGGTTGTGGCTATCGGCGGACTCGCCGCCGCTGGCCTGACCGCTTACGCAATGAGCGGCGGCAAGGAGGAGGCGCAGGCAACCGGCGCGGTTCCCCGCATTACAGGAGTCGGTCAGACCGCTGGATATGTCGAAGAGAAGGTCGCCGAAACCCTTCCCAAGCAAACTGAGGAACCAGCAAAAAAAGAGGAGCGGCGAGCAAGGTCAACAGTGTCAACGCAGCCTCAGCGCGCTCCCAGGAACGATTTTTTCGAGCGCGGCCTGAAGGAAGGCGCAGGCGGACACAAGGCTGACCCGCAAATCATCGAAGCGGCGATGACAAAGAAAGCCAACAGGTCAGATTTCAAAAAATCCGGAAGCGATTGCTGGCTGCCTCCTGGAGCCTTCATTCCCGTCCGCAGTCTAACGCGCGTCGTCACTGAAAAGGCAGGCATCCTCAAGGCCAAGATCACGGCCGATGTGTGGGATACAAGCGGCACATGCCTTGTCCTTCCGGCCGGGTCCGACCTCGTGGCAGATTACGGAGGATCAACAACAAAGGGAGAGAAGCGCGTTCCAATCACTAACCTGGAAATTGTCAGACCATACCCCGCCGACGACACGGTAACATTGAACGGCGTTGCTGGTGACCCAACCGGCGCCGCAGGCGTTCCAGGTGATGTCGAGTCCAACTTCTTGTCAACCGCGCTCCTCGTGACGGCGTCAATCGGCATCGACCTTGCTCAGGCAGCACTCACGTCAGGAGGTTCCTTAATCGGTCCGATTATCGGTGAGAACGCGGGAAGACCAATCGACCAGATCGCGCGCGACCTATGGCAGCGTCCAAGCGTGATTCAAGTGGACGAAAGAACAGATATGTTGCTAATCCTTCGTGCAGGAGTTGCGGGTGATGATTTTCGCGACCATTGACGAATGGAAAGGCAGGGGAATGGCGTCGAGCCGAACAGTAACGGAGGGGGATGAGACTTACGACGAAACCCTGAAACGCTTCAGCGGCATTCCCGCCGATCTTGTTGAGCTTGTCGTCGCTGAATCAAAAGACAGAGCTATTCAGGAAGGCCGACGAACCAAGAGCGGCATCAAACGCGGCAAAATTTACGGGGAAATCCTCACCGGCTATATGGACGCAGTCGATGCGGGAACCGTAATTCCCACCATCCTGTCAAAGGCCAAGCCTGACAAAGTGGTCAGCGTCAGTATTTGGATCAGGCCAGAGATTGCCGAACGGTTCACAGATTTCGTCCAGCAACTCCCGAATGGAAACAAAAGCGAAGTTCTAAGCGCAGCTCTCCGATGGCACTTCCAAAAGCAGCGTTAGTACATTTAAGCCACAAGACACAAGACGTTGGTCAAGGCGGATTCCGGAAACGGCGTCCGCTTTTTCATTGAGCACATGCCGCTCTTTTCCTGCATGCCGCCGCAGCCAGCATGGCGAAGACCCCGCACCTTGCATAAACGGGTGACAGCGTGCAAATATACAATTTAATGCTACTGCTGTTTTGTATTGGATGGGGGTTACTGTGGAAGTAGATGACACAACGGAGGATACTGCTCCAGAGAAGCGCAAAAGCAGCCGCAAGATCGAGCTAACCCCCGATATGTTTGAAAAGGCCGGAATGGCCGCGCTCTCGTGGCGTCACATCGCGGGTATTGTCGGCGTTGACATGAAGACCGTCGCGAACCGCATGAAGGAACCGGAGTTTCGAGAAGCGTTTGAGCGCGGCAAGATGAAGTCTCAGACAGCAGTCATGCAGCATCTATTCAAGCACATGCAGAACGGCAGCATCAAAGCCACGATTTTCCTCGCGCAGGCATGGTGCCACTTGACCACGAAACACGAGGTCAAGCACGACGGCGAGGTTACGACTAAGTACGTGGTCGAAGTGCCTCCGGACGCTCCATCGCTTGACGCATGGTCACAGGTCTACGCACCGTCCGCCGCTGCCGATAATACTGACGGGACGAGGCTCAACTGATGACCGCCGCCGTCTTGAGCGATGACCCGTACAGCAGCGGGTACGAAGTCGTATGGAAACCGCAGAAGGGACCGCAGACGGCTGTGCTGACGTGTCCAGCCGACATTGTGCTGACCGGAGGCGCACGCGGCGGCGGCAAGACCAGTTCGTGTATCGGACACTGGATAAAGCACTCCGGCAGGTATGCCAGCGCGGCGCGCGGGATATTCCTGCGCCGCAGGTACAAGCAGCTGGAAGACGTGCAGCGCCAGTTGATGGAGATCTTGCCAAAAATCGGCGGGGTCTATTCCAAAGGGGAAGCTCTGTGGACGATGTCGAACGGCGCGACATTGAAGTTAAGGCATCTATGGGATGTGGACGCCGCGTCAGAATACCAGGGACACGAGTATTCGGTGATTTACGCCGAGGAACTCACACAATGGCCGTCTCTCGATGCGATCATGAGGATGACGGGAACGCTTCGATCATCTCAAGGAGTGCATTGCCAGCTAATCGCCACAGCTAATCCGGGTGGCGCGGGACATGCGGCAGTAAAACGGTTTTTTGTCGATCCAGCACCCAAAGGTTACATCCCTATTCGCGATGAGGAAACTGGTCTATCTAGAGTCTTCATACCGTCCAAGCTAGAAGATAACCCGATTTTGATGCAAGCTGACCCCTTGTACGAAAAACGATTACTTACGCTTGGCAATCCGGAACTTGTGAAAGCTTGGAGATATGGCGAATGGGATATAACTTTTGGCGGGATGTTCTCGGACGTTTGGATGCCGAGCCGTCAGGTCATCAAGCCGTTCCCCATCCCGATGAATTGGATGTTCCGTCGCGCGTTCGACTGGGGATCAAGCGCACCTTTCAGCCTCGGTATGTACGCTATTAGCAACGGGTCGCCTGTCCCCGAAATGAACGGGTTCGTCTTCCCTCGAGGAAGCATCATTCGTTTCGGCGAGTGGTATGGGGTCCAGAAGGATGCGTCAGGTAACCCAAAAGCCAATGTTGGACTAACGTTGCGCAACACCGCCATCGGACGCGGAATTGTCGAGCGGTCGCGCGAGTACCGAGGCCATTCGGTTAACTGGAACGGTTGCGTTGCTGACCCGTCGATTTTCAGCGAACACGGCAGGGAAAGCATTTATGTCGATTTGCAGCGTGGCGCGGCGGAGGTCGGCGGAAGCCTGAATTTCGAAAGAGCACAGAACGATCGGGTCGTCGGGTGGACTCGGATGCGTGATTACCTAGAGGAATCAGCAAAGGATCACCCCGAGCGTCCAGGCTTGTGGATCTTCGAGAACTGCACCAACTGGCTGCGCACGGTCCCGACGCTACAAAGAGACGAAGCTAACCCGGATGATGTAGAGACTACCCAAGAAGATCATTGTGGAGACGAGCAGCGCTATTTAATTTTGAGCCAAAACAGACGCGGATCAAGCGGTAGGGTGTATTTCTAGGAGATCATGACGCTATGCAATTCCCGCTATTGCCAGAACCGTCTAGGAGCGCCGCTGAATGGCTTGTTTGCTGTCTGGTGTGTGAGGCTGCAAAATGGTCAGAAGCTATCCAGCGGCGCTCTGGTGAGTCCCAAGAGCGCCTGGATAACGCAGACCGTTACGGCAACCCATAAGCCTTCTTCGTTACGCCATCCACCAGATTTCTGGATGTCTGCTTCTCCTCGTCGGTCATCCCGACGACGGTGGAAGTCCATCCGGCAAAAACTGGCTCGCCTCTGGCAAAACTCCTTTCTGAACCGGGATCGATAGCCATCAGCACGCCTTGATGAAGCTCGCCGACAGGCTCCCGTGACACTTCACGGTAGGCCATCCCAACCATGCGAGCGGTAGTAAAAGCCGAGGGGTCCAGACATGCGACCCCATTTTTGCACGCATTCACATCAAGGCTGTGCCACCTTCGGCAAGCGGTCGGCCTGCTTTCGTACGCTGAACAGGATTGCTTATCCAAATCCAAGAAGGCGCATGGGATCTTCGCGCGCTGGCGTTCCGTGTTCGACATTCCGGCAAGCGCCGCCGAGTTCTCGAGAAGCCGGGTCGTGATGTCCTGCCGTTGCGCGTCAGGCATGTCCCTCAGTGCAGCGGCGAGAACAAACGCCTCCCCCGCGAATATGTCGGTCTGCATGAAACAACAGAATGCGCAACCTTTAGAGCACGCAAACTTATGCGTTTTGTTGCCGTCTATAGCATCATCCGTCAACATTGATGCAATTTTAGCGGATTCCGAGCTTCTAAAATACTTGGGAACGGTCCTCGAAAATCGAAGAATGCTCCGTTTTATGGAGCCGATATATTCCTCTGCCGTAGCCAATATTTTGCCTGTCATTCCTAGCAATCCCTATTACCGTTCGATAAAGGACGAATAAACGCCGCTGAGAGGCTTCTAGCTTCTGGACCCCGGAGTGCGGGATGATCCACAGAAGCGCGTCAGCGGCCTTGCTACAGGCTCACAGCGGCTTTCTGGATGACATCAACCCCGTTGCCAAATCGTTAAGTGCTGCGCTCTCCCGTTTCACTTCAGAAAGCTCTTCCTCCGTCGCGTTGGCATCGGAAGCCAACCAACCGTCGAAGACAGGCTCCCCACGGCAAAAGCGCTTTTCAGCATCGGGATCAATCGCCATCAAAACCCCCTGGTGAAGCTCCCCTGACGGTCCCTTTGAAGCTTCCCAGTAACCAAGTATGACAGACCAACCAAGCCGCATCGAAACCGCATCAACCGGCGTCCCGACCGTTCCCGGCTCGTGAAATTCAATCTCGCAACAGCGAACGTCTGAGCTATGCCACTTGCGGCAATGCACGGGTCTGTCGGCGTAAACGGAACAGGAGTTGGTTTTTAGATCGAGCAAGGCACATGGGATCTTCGCGTGCTGCCGTTCGGTCAGGGACATGCGGGAGAATGTGTCCGCATTTGACCGAAGGCGGGTCATCACGTCTTGCCGCTGATCGTCTGGCATCCGCCTGACAGCCTCGGCCAGCACGAAAGCCTCCCCGGCATGTATGTCCGTCTGGATGTAACAGCAGAACGCGCAACCCTTGGAGCAGTCGGGGATCTCCATCCGGTTGAGTTCCATCACGCGTTCAAGCATTCCCGATGCGACCTTTGCCGCCGCGGAATTTCGGGAGTATTTCGGGACATCCCTGACCGCTTTGGAGATTTCGCGCTTGCTGTAGACAACAAATTCCTCGTGGCTCAATTCCATGTGCTTTAGCGTCACGTGGATAATTCCTCTTACTGATTGCCGTTCTATCTGTCTGCCGCTGCCGTTACCTGTCCCTGCGCGCGTACTCCATGCAGGCGCGCACGATCCATTTGTTCAGGCTAATCTTCACGCCTTCCCGTTCGGCAAAGCGCTGGATGGACGCTTCGATCTCGGACATTTCGTCGGGAGTGAACCGCGCCATGGCCTGGATCAATGCAGGTCGCTTCGATCGCAATTCCGGTGCGGCGGGAGCGGGAGCGGCAACCGGCTGGACAGCAGGTTCTTTTCTAACCGGCTCGACCAGTGCGGAAGCACCAGGCTCGCCGCCGCGACCGATGATTTCCTGTTCGGCAGCGCTCAATTGTTTTGCGCGGGGTTTCGGCATGGGACCCTCCTTAAGCGGCGCTGGTGGCGGTGGCGGCGTCGGCGCTGAATACGGCCTTGTACAGGCTCATGACTTCAGCTTTAGCCTTCTCGTCGGGAGGCGTGCTGTACTCCGTTACGGCGAGACCGTCCCCCGCAGCACGGACATAGACCCGGCGTTCAAGTAATGGAGCATCGATGTAGCGCAGGACCATCGAGGCACGAAGCATTTCCGCAACTTCCTGATTGTCCTTTCCGCGAACATATCCACGAGATATGAACGCAGCCGCGTCAAGGTCGGGGTTGGCCTGCCGGACCTCACGCACGAGTGTTTCCGCTTGCGGCAGAGTCCACGCGTCAAAATTACCCGGCGGCATCGGTAGGAGCACGAGATCGGCACGGAGCAATGCCGCGCGCTGCGCCTGCGTGTCGCGGCCACCAACGTCAACGATCACATCGTCATAGCGTTCGGCCAGGTTGATGATCGCTTCGATAGTGTCTTTCGCTCCAGACACTTTCTGACAGGGAAGGGTGCCGTTTCCAAGCGATGCACGTTGCTCCGCGAATTCCGTCGCAGACCTTTGTTCGTCCGCGTCCAGCAAGACAACGGCGCGTCCCGCATTCTGGCGCATGACTGCCAGATGTATGGCAACTGTGGTTTTACCCACTCCCCCCTTGATTCCACCGACGACGACGACGCTCATGAAAACCTCGTGTTTGTGTGAATGATACGCTATGTAACACTATGAAACACTCACTCGTTATGTAACACTCATACACTATCGGGGTCAATCGGATAATGACAATGACAGGGACGGCAGACAGAAAAGGGTCGGCATTTATCAGGCTGACGCGGAGACCAATCCGGAAACCGCCGATGCCGAACGATGGCCGCGCGTTGCATCGCTGGCTGTATTGCTCCACATTTGCAGTGTGGCGTTCTGCGATCTGCGAGATGGCTCCACGCATTGAGCGCGAACGTTCGCCGGTCAGGGTTTGGCGGAGCCTGACGCTTGACGGGGTTCGGCGGGGGACGGTGTTTCCCGCCGTCCTCGTTCGGCAAGTGAACGGGAAAGCAAGGAAGGCAGAACATTCGCCATTTAGGCATCCCCCGTCCGATGGGATCGGACAGGGGGAAGACAAGGGTGTCTTTCACTTGTGGGAGTCAATGGGATCATCCACCCAAAATCAGAAGAAGATTTTGGGTCCCTGCGATGACCCATTGACCTCGAACGCTGGCGGGTTGGTCGGTCCCTCTTGAAGGGACCTCGACAGGCACCCGGCGTTGCTGATCTTTCCGGGGATGGACGACGCTTCGCGGCGGGCGGGGACGCTCCCCATCAATTCCAGCAGGTATGGTGTACTATGCGGTATTCACTCAATCGACAGGAAGGCTATCGGGAATGGTGACGGCGGCAGTGATGGACATAGACCTCGGCCAAGCGGAAAACGCGACGGAGCGGGTCGCGAGCGAATTGCTCTTGGCAGCTGTCGCGCTTGATCGGTTTTCGGTCGATATGGTCGAACGTGTCATGGAGCGGTTTCGCGAGATGGAGCGGGACCTTGTCGCGGCGATGATCGACATCGACTTCATGACGCCGCGAAACGAGACGCAGCGCGCCGATCGGATCGAAGCGCTGATGGAAATCGCGGAGGACATCGTTGCCGATGCTTATGACGACATCATTGAAGAGACGGCGGCGGATCTTCAGGTTGTCGCTGAAGTGGCGGGGGGAGCGGCGGTCAATGCGTTCGCCTTGATCTTGGGTGCGGCATTCATCGCAGGCCTGCTGCTGCTATCCACTAAACGCCTTCGCGCGATCGCAGACGAGGCGCGATTTGACGGCGCGACAATTCCCGAATGGTTCGGCCAGCAGCAGGCGGACGCGATGTTCCGGTTCCGCCGCGTGGTCATGAACGGCGCGGCGAACGACCTGGACACTGCGGAGATCATCGAAAGCGTGACGGGGACGCGAGCGGCACAGCGGCGGGACGGTGTCTTTCAGGTGCCGCGGCGAAACGCTGAAACGCTCATCCGGACAGCGGTTCAGGCAGTATCGACAGCGGCGAAGCTCGAATTCTTCGAAGAGAACGCAGCCGGCGCTGATGATGGGTCAGATCGTGGCGTTAGGGATAGCGGCGACACTGGCGGCGGAGGTCGCGGCGTCGTGGACAAGACTGCCAGGGATAGCGTGCTCGTCGGCGTTTCTCAGTTGTCCACCCTCGACAACCGCACGTCTTCTACGTGTATGGCATATTCAGGCAAGCGGTGGCGGTATCCGGATTATGAACCCGTTGGTCACTCCCTGCCGTTTGCGGGTGGCACGCCTCGCCACTTTCACTGTCGCAGCCAGATCATTCCGCTGATCCATTGGCACGAAGACGCACTAGGAACGCAGGCGAGCATGTTCGGCCATGTGCCGGGTAGCTGGACGTATGACACGTGGCTGAAGTCCCGTCCGGAGTCAGAGCAGCGCGATATCTTGGGACCAACCAAGTTCGATCTGTGGCGGCAAGGAAAACTCGACTTGACCGACTTGGTTGACCAGCGCGGCAACCCATTGACCGTCGCGGAACTTGTTCGGCGGTTTGGTCGGCGACAGGCCGAATAGGGTTGACGGGGTCCGATACACAGACCCCGCCTTCCGGTCACATTCATCGCGTCATATCGTGCGCAGGCTGGCGGCGTTATTCATTAATCTAAGCCGTTCTTCATGAATGAGACAAAGCGTAACGCAATGTAACAGAACGTATCACTCATACAGTCATGCGCTATTTGCTGCGTTGGCTGCGTCGGCGGGGTCGAGCAGGATACCCTCTTCGATGTCGAGAGCACGCGACGCACGGCGGCGAATACGTAGCAGTGCCTCCGCCCACTGTTGGGGACTCATCTTGTGCCACTTGGTCGCTGGTGTCGGTGAAATCTGGCGGACACGAAAGCTCTCGATGTCCATGACGGTTGGGTCAACCGGACTCGGCGTCGTGCCGACTTTATAGAGAGCTATGTACGCCGGGGTTTTCGCGCGTTCCGCCAGATCCTGAAGCACGCTGGCGCACTTGAAGTCCTGGCCGGTGTCGCGCGCGGTCTCGACCAAGGCCAGGGTGTACTTCCTCCCGGTCCGAAATTCCGAGTATAGCGCAACGTCGATGTCCACCATCCCAAGCAACATCGCATCTTCAAGGCCGACAAATCGCCGGGTTGACTCCGCTCTATGCCAGACCGAGTAGTGTGCATCTCGGCGACCTGTTCGCTCATACTGACTCATAACTGCATGGCCTTCCGCATAACGTAATAAGACCGAGACGACATGTCTCGACCGTCCTGTGGCTGCCATGATGATGTCTTGTGTTATTGGGGGAGGCAGTTAGTCGCCTCCCCTGTCTTGTCGTCTTGTCTAGTCGTTGCTGTCAGAAGACTTATCAGCGACTAGAGGTCTGATCCATCCAAGGAAATCATACCTTGGAACGTCTTTGATATATATGTTGTTACTTCCCGGTGATTGCAACCAGAAGGAAATCACGTCCGGATAGCGCTCGACCTGGCTGCATGTGGTCAGCGGTTTGGTGGCGGGTTGGTCGTCTGCGATCGGCATTTCCGTTCCTCCTTCTCACTAAGCCGCTATGGTTGCCGGGAGCTTGTCCGCTACCGCCGCCGCCGACATGCGGTCGATCGCGTGTTGCGCCAGTCCGGCAGCGAACACGGCAACCTCCGACTGGCCGATCATCAGAGCGGACCAGCGGCGCACTGTCGGTTGGTCTCGGATGCGTTCGGGAACCATGCCGCAATCGTTGAGCAGGAACGCTGTTCCGATTTCAGCGGCGAGACCGATGATGTCAGGGTCGGTCATATCCTCCGGCAGAAGCGGGAGCATTTGAGTTTCGATAGTCAGGCGCAGCGCGGCTCGGCACAGGTGCGAGCAATACTGTTCGTTTTTGGTGGCAACATCGTTGGACTTGATTTCCGACAGGTCAGGGACCGATAGGCTGAACCTACCGCCAAATGCCGCGCCGACGAGATCGATGACGCGCGCCATGTCCGGCTGGATCTGATGCCACGTGTCATCGTCCCCTGCCTGGATAGCCGCGAACTCGTCATGCGGCTTGACCATAGTTATCCGCTTGGCACCGTACCGGAGATAAACCGTATCCGCCGTGGTTGCCTCGACCATGCTTAAAATGCGCGTCGCCGGGGTCCCACGAGGCACGGTGAAACCCTTCTTGCTCCACTGCGCATCGGTCCCCCATCGGTTGCAGTTCCACCCCTCGCGCGCTGCCGCCAGGGTCAGAGTGAGCCTATTGATCCCGCGAAACGGTTTCTTCGACAGGCAGTTGACCGCAGGAGAGCGCATCCAGGCACGTGACCAAGACGATCGCGTCGCAATCGATGTCATCAGATTTGCGGCGACGGTACGGCTATGGTTTTTCATGGCGAATTGCCTCATACTATTTGCGGAAGTCCGCCGCATCGATCCGGGAAAGGCCAGTGCGGCGGGGTTTCGAGGAGGTCCCTCGCTGTCGATACAGGCACGCCAGCGAGGGACCTTTACGTTTCAGGCGTTCGGCGGCGGCGGCAGGTGCGGGACCGTCAGGCTCATCAGCGGCAAGAGCGCTTTCCTGTAGTCCCTCATACCCGGAACGCCTTCGGCGGCAGCAGCTGCGGCATCGGCTGCGATCAAAACCGAGTCCATAGCGTCAGCCAGATCGGCAAGGCGGTTGACGATTTCCTGATGAAGTTCGGACACGTTCATTTCAGTCTCCCGTTGATTGATGGCGTTTGATTTCTGGATTGTTTCGGAAGGTCAGAACCCTGTGAACGTGAGTTGACGGGGATAAAACCTGACCTCTTGGTTCTTGATTTTGTTGGCGTACGAAACCGCTTCTTTCCAGTCGTTCGCGTCGCGGCCTTCCCTTCGAGCGGCAAAAGACCAGGCCATGCTGTCGGCAGTAAAAGCCATGTCGCGAATTGCTTTGGATTTCAGTGCGGTAGTCTTCACACCAAAAAGATGCAGCCGAAGGTCTGGCCGTTCCCGCTTGATAGCAATGAGCACGTCTTCGATAGCGGACGGGTCGCCGTTGCGCTTACAGACCGACCCGACGCCGACCCATGCGCCGGGAGCCAACCGCGCGCCGTATTGACGAATGTGGCTGACGTAATCCTGCGGTGCGTATCCTTGGATGACGGGGAGGATGTAAACCCCTCCGGTATCGCAGGCCGTCAAAGCGTCATACCGCTCTATCGTCAGTCGCTGGTGATCAGGTATCGTCAGGCCGGTTTTCGCCAGCATCCAGCTTTCGCACATGTAGTCTTGCGCTACAGCTGCTAGGAGGTTGCCGTTGCTCGACCAGCGTTTAACCTGTTCGGCGTAAACCTCTGGCGGTTCACGGTAGGCTCCATGACGCTCTAGTTCCGTGAAAGCACCGCTATCCATGATCCAGTCGCCGACCGCAAAGCCGGACTTGCGGTTCCTGATGCGGTTCACTGAGATGAAGGCCGCATCAACACGGTTAGCGTCCGATGGTTGATGCATTCCGGTAAAGAAGCGCATGGCTATGACCTCGGCAGCGGCTTAGCGCTCTACCTGTTGAAAGTATTTGCACGCGTCGGAATCCCGGCTGATCGGCGGACCCGCACGGTTTGACCGCTTCAAGTCGCTCCACTTGCGGCAGGTCGTGTGCTTGCCGACCTTCGCCGCGAATTCGCACTCGCCGCAGGTTTTGAACGAGGGTCCCGATCCGGGAAAATAGGCGTGACCTGCACTGCTGTTGACGTTGTTTGGGTTCCTGGCGGCGGTCTGTGTGAGTGCGAAACCGTTCATCGCTGGTAGCTCCCGATTGCGAGATGGTGTTGTGCGAGGTCCCGCCAATGCGGATGCGGTTCCAAGTGGTCCCATTGAAAGCGGCTAAGAGCGCGGCTAAGGATGCGCCAGTCGGCGGACGAGACTTCCGGCTGCGCCATCGGCGCGAATGCTGCGATGACAGCCGCCGCTTCCATTTCCTCGCCGTTGGCGGTTCCGTCTTCAACCTTGCGGACGAGGGTGGACAACTGTTCGGCAGTCAGGGGGAAGCGGCTACATTCTCTGGATGCGGTGCGGACGCACTCCGCCAAGACGTGACGCTGACGCGATGTCATGGGACGCTCCATTGTCTGTGATGGATCGGCGAAGGGGAGCGGCGGGGTGCCGCTCTACCCGGCAATCAGGCGTTAGGCGACTTGCCGCGCCTGGACCTTGGCAACGAGGCTCCGGACGGCGCTAACGAGGTCGCCATGCTCCCAAACCCTGACGCTCATGTTGTACAGGGTCCCGCGGGCATCTGAGACGAGGTCGACTGCGAAGTCGGTCGCGTCTTCAATGTCACAATCGATGCTCTGGAATTCCTCGGTCAGGTGACCCGTGGTCAGCATGGCGCGGATGTGAACGACGTTGTAGCCGTCGATGGTGAAGTCTGCGGAGACGAATGTGTCCTCGTCGCCTGCGATCCATGCCGGGGTAACCAGCGGACGGGGGAGGACGTATGAGGAGGAGTCGGCGGCGGCGAGATTGACATTCATGGCGATACCGGACATTTTTAACTCCGTCTGTATGATCTTCCCTATGACTGGTAGATTATCACAGTCATATGGTAGGATCAAACACTTTCTTCTGTTTCATCACATTATTTGTGGTTTCATCGCAGGCATGGCGATGTTATAACTAACGCCAATGGGGAGACGGAGATGAGGTTGATGACACCAAGACAGTCGAGAGCCGCTAGAGCGGTGCTTCGGTGGAGCCTCCCCGAAGCGGTCAAGAGGTCCGGCGTTAGCGTGAACACAATCTCCCGGTTCGAGAATGGCGGGAGTGGGATCATGGATACGGCGATCAAACTACGGAACGCCTACGAAAGCGCGGGGATCAGTTTTCCGGACGCGGAGTCGGTCCGGTTTGACGAGCACGACCCGCCGACCGACTGACTTCGGCAAGAACTTGCCGATTTGCGAAACACGGATTGACGAGAAGGAATGAGCATGAATCAGGACCACGACGACGACGCGCGTAAGCGGACCGACACGCGGGAGCAGGATGTTACCGACGACGTCGCCGAAGACACTGGCGAAGGGATCGGCGGCGGCGAAGAGGATACCGACACCGAAACCGTCCACCACGGCGAGATCGTGTCAGCGGACGAGGATGACCGTGCTAACCGCGCGATTGCCATCAATGGCGGGGACAGTGACGAGGTCGAGTCCCTGTACGCCGATTATGAACCCGAAGAAGCGGAGGAATTGCGGCAGGCTGTCACGGAAGCGAAAGCAGTTATCAACACTTCCGCCGCCGAAATGGGACGCGCTCTGATGCGGGTCAAAGCTCTGGTCAGGCACGGCAATTGGGAGAAATGGGTCGCGCTCGAATTCAACATGTCGAAGCGATCCGCTCAGAATTTGATTTCTCTTGCAACAGTCGCGAATACCGCACTTGAGAATTTCGGTCACACTGGCGAGAGCAAGGTTCTGGCGCTGCCGCAGACGGTCAACTACCAAATCGGCGACCGGCACGTTCCTCCCGACGATCAGGCATATATCGTTGATCGTGTCGTCCATGGCGAATTCGCGAGCGAAGACGAGATCCTTGATGCGGTCAGGGACGCCAAAGAGCGCGCCAAAGCGGAGAGGCGTTCAACCAAAGGCTCAACAGACGATGACGGCAGCACGCGTGCCAAAGCCAAGGCCGACGAACCGAAGGAGACCGCCGCCGAGCGTAAGAAGAAGCTTGCGGACGCCATGCGCAGAGACAGCGCATATCAACTTGCGCTGTGCGTCGTTCTGGACGGCGACACCGACAACGAAGGTGAGCGCACAGACATCGCGCAAATTCTGTCCCACTACAGCGATATCGGCAGCGGTCCCAAAAAGAAGATGACCGACGAAGATCACGCGATGGTTTCCAAGACGCTGTTCAATGTGGCGGATGCGTACATGAAAAGCGGCATGGAAGCGGTCGAAGCCTTGAAGCCTGTCATTCCCGCCGAACCCGTCACCAAGAAGTCAAAAGCGGCTGTCGGCGGCGACGACTGAACGCTTAACCCGCCAGCCTGAAACGAAGAGACCCCGGCGAGCGGATGCTTACCGGGGTCTTCTTCTGCCTGCGCCTGGTGGTGCTGGATGCGATCAGGGAGGGTTCAGCGCTCCGATGCGGGACCCCGCCGCTTCCGCCAACTTCTCGGCTTCCACAGGGTCTTTTTTCCAAGCGGCAACTTGTCCCGCATCGCTCCACCCTTCGCGCGACCACGGATTGGCTCGGCCAGTTACAGCGGTATTGCCGCCGCCGTTGGTGCCGCCGCTGACGGTCGGGGTGTCGTTGTTCGAGGCACTGCCTGCACCGTCCGCGAAGTAACCAGGCAGCGTCGCCTTGAGCGGTTCAACGAATTTCGCAATGTCTTCGTGCCACCGTCCAGCCTCATCCCTGCGCCGAAGATGTCCCGATGGATCGGTTTCCCATTCGCCTGCGGCTTCCGCGCGACGAACCATGTCTTCGATGGCGTCTGGCGAGACCCCGGCTTTGATGAGATGTCCCGTCATCGTCACGCGGAGATTAGCAGTCTTGGCGGCGGCGTTCGCTGCTTTCACGGCGGCGTTCGCTTCGTCCAGCTGCTTAGCTGATACTGCCTTTAACTTCTCCAGATCATTCGTCAAAGTGGCGATCTTCTGGTTTTGGGTATCAATTTTCGCTTCAAGGAGGAGTATTCCAGCGTTTGACATGTGTAGTCCCTGGCTGTGGCGGTTGTGGGTTATTCGGTGGTGTCGGTGGGACCCTTGTCGCGGGATCTGGCAGTGCGCCTGGATGCGGTGATCGGGGTCGGCGGCGTGGGTACGACCGAGAGCGCAGGCGGCGACATTTGCGCGGCGGCTTTGGCGTCTTCAACAGTCACGCCGGGTCGCAAAATTTCGCCGCTTTGAAGGTTGTAGTAGAAGTCATCCAGGCTCAACAGACCGGCCTGGACCATCGCAACCAGCGTCCGCATATCGTCCGGGGTGAGCCGCACGTTGACCAAGTCCCTGTTCAGTGTGACGGAGACCTTGCCGCGATCACCCTCCCAGTCGATGGCAAATTTGAGCGCTTGTGTCAGCGCCTTGCCGACCGTGTCGGCGATGGTGACCAGTGACGCAGACTCCCCGTTGCTCTTGATGGTCAAAGCTTCTGCGGTCTCGGTCGCGCGCTTTGGCGTGTTCAGCAGGCTTGCGCCGAGGTTTGCCATGGCCTGCTGTTCTGTCAGCATTGACTCGTGGAGCGATGGCAGACCCGGACCCATCGACTCAAGGTAGGTAGCGGTTGCGCCTGCTGGCAATTTTATAAAACTGCCGCCGCCGACCCGCAGCGGTGTCGTGTCTTCTGGCGACAGGCCGGTCACGACAACCGTTGGTGAGGCGGTCCAGAAGAGAGACCAGTGGAAATCGGCGGACGAAAGCCAGTGTGAGAAGTTCGCGTCCACAACCTCCATGAGCGGAGACTTCTCGATCGCAGGCGATGTGGAACTCGGTCCAACAAAGACGAACGGCACGTAGTTCATGTTGTAGTTACGGACGATGGGATAGATCGGATCTGCCTCCGCAAATCCGCCATCGAATTCCGTGAAAACTCGGATGCGATAGCGCTCCTGATCGTCAAGTTCAAGCACGCGATAGACCGTCTGATAGGACACGCCGAAACCGGACTCATGCGGCACTTCGTTGGTTTCGCGCAAGATGACCTGGTCGAGGATGCGACCGCGCGTCGGCGACCTGCGTGTCCGCCACGATACGATGTTCGACGCTCCGTACATTGTGAGGTACGGCAGCGTGTTCGGGTTAGCGCTGAACCCGGAACTGGAAGCATCGACCAGGATACCGCACCTTCCGTAACCGCAGACAGCGCGGACGATCTTCCGCGCGAATGCATCGATGTCGGTTCCTTCCCCGTCGATGTCTTCCATGCGGCGGCGGTAGTTGGCGGGGACCTCGACGGTCAGCGGCTTGCGGCAGAGCACTCCGACCCATGCATCCAAGGTTTTCGCCGCGCCACCGTACCAGCCTGCGCGCTCGACGTAGATCCGAAGCATGCCAGGATCGGACTTTAATGCCTCAGTCATCGGCATGAAGTCGCTGATGTGTGCCAGGACCTCGGACCTACCACCGATAGCGCAATGGATACGATGCCAATCCGGCGACGCCTTTTGGAAATCGGGGTGAATATAATTCCCGAACATGCATGCTCCTAATTCTGTATGAGTGTTACATAGTGTATCATTGTGAAACATTCTAGCACAATGTTGCACTTATGCGGAAGGGTTGCGCTTATTCGGTCGGCGGCGGTTTCAGGCCGATGGCAACGAGCGCTTCATGAGCGGCTGCGCGGCACCGCTCACCGTAGTCGTAAAGGCAGTCCTGGGACGCGTGGACGCGTGCGCCGTCAATGACGGTGATCGCACTGTCCCACATCTCCAGAACCTCCCCACAGGCTCCGCAGCCGTCCCTGTCTGGCACCTTGCCGTTGATCATGTGCCAAGCTCTGAGAGCTTCTTCCCAAACGGAGACCATAGCGGCATCGCGCGATGAGAAATGACCACTCGCCATCTTGCTCCGATACCGTTCACCCATCCAGGCGCGCCAGTCTTGGAGGTCGAGAGGGGAACTGCCGACAAGAGAAGCGGCTTCAGGAAAAAGGAAACCCGGTTCCCCCAAACGTCCGGTTCCCCGACGTGTTCCCCTATCGGTTCCCCTATCAAGTGATTGATCTGATTGATGATTTCGGTTTGGGGGAACCGGGGGAACCGTTTTCAGACGATGGACACATGGATACAAATCTATGACGTGAGATTTGGGTGTGTCCGCATTGTCTGATTTGTCCCGCGTATGATCTCTTGTTTTGTGTATTTCAGTTCCCCCGGTTCCCCCTACTTCTAATTCATTGATATTATTAGAAAAAGAGGGGGAACCGCAGGGGGAACCGGCGGGGGAACCGTGGGGGAACCGGCTACCCATGGACTCGGTCTGTTCCCCCATATCCGCTTTTGCCTTCTTTGATTCCCTGAATGCAGCCAGTTCGGCATCAAGCGCGGCGAATACGTCGATCTTCCCGGACATGCTCAACGCCTCCCGCTGCGAAGGTGGACGACATTCTCCTCCAGCTTCTTAAGCGCTTCCTTGTCTCCGGCTGCTTTGGCCTCCTCGTAGGCTTCATTCATGTTCTCGTCGGCATCGATAGGCTGGCCGATTTCAGGTCTGTTGAGCCAGTAGCAAGAGCCGATCTTCTTCGATCCCGTTCGCGCCTTCGTGTGGCTGTTCTTGCCTGCTTTCGCGTCAGGAACGAGAATACCTTCTTTCTTCAACTGTTCGGCGAAGTCTATGACGCGTATAGTGTTGGGTATGATGTTCGAGAGGCACTTGCCGTTTATATAAACGTATTCGTCATCGTACCAAGCTTCTGGCGCAATTCTCGGATGCGAGACCGATGTGTGAACGACCTTGACGTTCCAGTTTGCTGCAAGCCAGTCACGAAGGACTCCGATTGCGTCTTCCTGCCTGTTGTGTCCAACCTCGCTGCCGTGCTGGAACAGCTTCCATCCCCATGCGATGGCGTCTTTTACGTTCAGTTCATTCGGTAGGATGCCGAACGCCTTAGCCATGACCCCGGCGCACCAGACGGTAGCGAACGGGGTTGCCGCGCGGATCGTCTCGCCGTTTTCAGTGTCCGCCAGTTCGCGCGCATAGGTGGCGATGCTTTGCCGGATTTTGTCCCGATCCTCATGCTGTCCACTTTCGACCAGGCAGCGAACGAATTCGGTCGCGGCATGGCCGTAATTGAGTTCGATCTTCCGAACGTCATCCATGAAGTGGTCGGGGACTTTTTCGCTTACGCTGGTCACGTTGACATCCGGAATACGGACGCTGACACCAGGCAGCCATTCCCCGCCGTCCTCCTCGATCGCCTGCTGAAGCGTCTTCTCGATGGACATGAGGACGAACGTGTTCCACTTCATGGATGGTCGCATAGAGGCATCAGACTTCATGCGACCCTTTCCGACACCTCCCGCCAGCTTGTAGACCAGCGATGCCACGTCGGACCCTTTTAGGTTCTTCAAGTCATCCAGGCCAAGGATGGAGCCATTGGACTTTTGCGCTTTGGCTTCGACCGCATTGAGCGTGGTCAGTGCCGAGTGGTTGAGGGTTTCATTCTGTTCGTCGGGGTTGCTCCAGGCCGCGGTGGCGATACGCTGCGCCGTGGATTTGCCGCGCGTGGTCATGCCTGTGAAGCATATCCCCATAGTGGACATTTGCAGGAGGTCAACCAGCACTCCGGCAAACGAGGCACACAAGCTGATGCGCCAGTGATTGACGTTGTCAATTCCGGCAATGACTTTGGTGATACGCTTCCATTCCTCGAAGGTCCCCGCCTTGGCGAGCGGTTCAGCAATTTTCACGGACTCGTCTAACTCGATGTCCTGACCTTCCGTGTTGCCGATCACCTGTCCTGTTGGCGCAACGAATATAGGAGCCGCCGTGCCGCCGAGCCTATGCCAGCCTGGACGACTCGCCACCTTGATTTGCCTCGTCGGGTTGGCTGCCTTGAGGATGTTGACTGCAACGCTGTCGCCGTCCCCCTCTGTCCGCAACCCGGCACGGAACAACACCGCCTTGATATCCGCAGATCCTGGCTTGCCGATGATGGCGCGAGGCACGTTGACGGCGTGGAGATGACCCGTCATCCCCTGGATGGCAAGTCTGAGATGGTAATCGGGACCCGTGCCACCATCCAACGGAATGACGCGGTGCGTCACTGCGAACGGGGTGCAGATTGGAACATGGGTTTCTTCCCATTCGTCATCCGCGTTCTTCTTGGCCTTCTTGCGGTGCATCCACCAATCGCCGTTCCCCTTGGGATCATCGTACGAAAGCTCTTCGGTGTGCATGTCGGGAAGCGGGTACAGCTTGAGGATCGACCCCAGGTCTTTAGCGATGGCCGGCTCCGACGGCGGCACCGCCGTATCGGCATCCGATTGCTGATTTGCACCACCATTATACTGCGGCGCGTTGAACACCCCGTCATAAACGGCGTCGGGACCATCCTCTAGCTGCACGTCATTCCAGTCGGCTTTGCACCCAGGCGCACGAGGCAGCGCCAGATGGACAGGCAGACGGTCGGCGTGTTTGGCTGCAATATGAATACCTGCTATTTCGCCTGTCTTGCTGACATTTCCCTTGTCGCTCGGCCTCTCGTCGCGGTCGCAGGCGATGAACAGTCGCTCCGCCGTCGAGACTATCGGGATATTCTTCATACTTTCGGCTGTGCCGCCGCAAGCAACCAAAACATCGGCGTCGTCACGATGCCGCGCGCCTAGCGCTATGGACCCGCCAGTTTCGACACCTTCGCAGACAGCTTGTTTCTTCGCCGCAGCCGGGTTGCCGTAAAGAACCGCGCCGCCGTGCTTAGAGCCGGTCGTCATCGGCTTGACCTTGTGCGGGGTGCCGTCCGGTTGGCGGAGGTCAGCTTTCGCGGTTCCATCCTCGTTCAAGTAGACCCGGATTCCTCCTGTCACTTGGTCGGGATCGTTTGGGTTGACCATGAAGAAGACGACGCAGGGACATTCCACCGCGGCCTTGCCTTCGCAGGCATGGGGGAAATCAAGTCTCTTCAGGCCGACACAAGGTGACGAGGGTAAGGCGGCATCTTCAGGCGCAACACCCTGACGAGCGGCTAGGTAGGTCCGAACAAGGTTATCGTCGCGGAGGTCGGCGGGAGGATTGAGCATGGCGTTGGTTTTGAAGTAGTCGTGCCATGGCTTTTTCTGCCGTTCCTTCCTCTTGCCTGCCGCTTTATCCGCGCCTTCGATCAGGTCGGTTCGATCAATCAACTCCATGGCTTCGATCTTCGACTGCTCGAAAGCGTCTTCCGCCTGGGGGTCGTCGCCACGCATCCTGGACAAATGGTCGAATACACTTGATGGCTTCGGCATGCAGGAACTGGAACAGAAGCAAAGTCCCTTTGCCTCATCCAGCCGCCAGTCTCCGGAACCGCCGTGGTCCTTATAGGGACAGGTGATGTGTCCGCGCTGACCGGGTTTCCAGTCAACTCCGGACTTCTGGATTATCTCGGCTTCGCGACCCTTGACGGCATTTCGCGCGACCGCCGTCTTGACATACCGCGCCATCAGCCAATCCCCCTATCATTTTGGGGTTGATTGGACGCAGTGCGCCTGTTAGCTTTGGTGTTCATATGCGTTGCCTTATGCAGGAGGCTGGGACACGAGCTTGGCGGTTCGAGGGTCCCGGCCTTTTTTGCGTCTACTCGCTGTCGCCGTCCTGGCGCTGCTTTTCGACCCATTCGATAATTTCAGACTCTCGGTACCTGACGGATCGTTGGACCTTATGCCAGGGAGGTCCGACCTTCTTCCGTCGCCACGATCTAACGGTGTTTATCGACACGGCGAGGAATTTACTAACCTCCTCGTCCGTCAACATTTTGTCGTTCATCTCCATCGCCTTTCATGGTTCTGGAGATGAATCTAACGCTTCACTAGATGGTAGTCAATACCATTTGATACCAATTGGCACTAATGAGCGCACATGCATACCGTGCCGTAAACCGCCGCCGCTCTACCGCCAAGTAAAAGCAACGGCGCAAGGCGGTCAGGATGCGCGGCGGCACGTGCCAAGCTGAAGGAATTGACGAACTTCGTCGGCTTTGTAGTAGACCCTCGTATTGATCCTGATTGGTTGGGGTCCATGTCCCTCGCGTTCCCAGTTGCCGATCGTGCGAACATTTTTGCCAACTAGATCGGCGTACTCGCGACGCGAGATCATGCGCGGCATGGTGTCAGTCATCGTCGGGTTGTCTCCGGTCACGAAAAAACCGCCGAGACGCTGAGCGCTGGCGGTTATGGTCAACGGGTGCTGTCGAGGCTGGTCAGGCAGCAGACAGAGAAAAACCGCCAAGTGTTTTCACTGGCGGTTTATCACGTCGGGTCTCTGGGGTTGGGCGCAAGTCTGCCTCGGCTTCATGGTGCCACCAAACGCGCTGCTTAGTCAATAGACTTTATAGACTGTTTTTCTCTCTCTTCATGAAAATCGAGGAACTTACATTGCATTGTTTGTCAATTTAGCCATTCCGCATACAGATAGCACAATAGCCATATAACTTTCGTTGCCAGGGTCTGGATTTGGCATTCCGAAACGCCCGTTTCAGATGCTACGTTTCCTCTTGCTATCATGGTTTGTTACATGATATGTTACAAATATTGGCAAACGGTTGTCGAGACGAACCAAATCGAAAGAGGGGGTTGTTATGCGGACCATTGAATTTCTGCTCGATCTTGGGTCTGCCGCCATGGCAGTGCTTAAGCCGATGATCGTGGCCGGAGTGATTGGCGGGATCGTCTTAACGGCCTTCATGCTTTATTCGCGGCTGGATTCCAACGATTGCGGACACGACGCAGGAAAACCCTATACCAACCTGGTGTGGTGCCAATGACGCCTCGCATCATCGCGGCTCGCATGGCAGGCGTCATCGCTGTCTTCGCTTTCGTTTCTCCCGCAGAAGCCGACCGCCGCGACCGTCAGGAAAACCAGTATCGCGCTTGCATTAACGACTATGGCAGGCATCACCGCGACAGATGCCTTGAAATCGCATATCCGCAATTGTCGGAGGATCGCGCGATCATGGACTATTACCTGCGCGATGACCGCAATGAGGTTTGGCATCGCGGGGAATGTTGGAGCAACCCAAGGCTTTCAAGCCGCGCTTCATGCCTCGCCGATGGACGGGAGGACGACCGATGAAAGCCGTTGCAGCAATCAAGCCTTGGATACCGGCCATACTTGCCGCCGCTCTGGCGTCCGTCATGGCGTTCGGTCTTTTTGGTTCGATCTAACCTCAATGCGATAGGCTGAGAAAATGGCTCAATACGATGTTAAGCACGCTTGCGGACATGTTGTTACGCATAGGCTTTTCGGCAAGCATGAAGACCGTTACAGCAGAATAGAATGGATGAAAGACAAACCCTGTCCCGACTGTCGTCGCGTCAAGGAACAGGAAGAGGCGAGAGCAACCGCCGCCGCTCTCAACCTCCCGCCGCTGATCGGGACACCGAAGCAAATTGCATGGGGAGAGAAAGTCAGAGCGGAGGCAGTCAAGTCTGACGGCAACAAGCTTCCCACTCTTCCAACGGAAGAGAGCATTAAAGATGGAGCGGAAAAAACCGGCATCGCGGTTGACGATGCGTTGGCTCTTGTCCGCCGGTTTTCTGATTCCGTTCTTGCTGCGGAAAACAAGCTTAGGACGGAAACGTCGGCGGTATGGTGGATAGATAACCGCGATACAGTGCCTTGGCATGTCAGTGAAGAGCACAGACGCGCCTATGAAGAGTTTATGGCAGGGTTGGCTTTAGCCAAGGCCAAGGCCGGTCTGTCATGACACGTTCCACGAAGTATAAGCAAGATAACAACCATCCCGTCATTAACAGAGCAAAGGAAATCGAATCAGAAATGATGCTTACGGGGTTTTGTGATTCCCCAATGACAAGAATGAAGGCTCTTTACAGGACGATTTCAGAAGTAACGGGAAGGGACGTTATTCCGGAAGTGAGCCAAGGTAAGAACGAAGACCTGTACCGAGAGGTTGGAATCACGTTAAACGAAGCTCTTGATTATATGTATATGGAAATGAAAAGGTGACAGCATGTTGTTTCGATACCCTTCTGACCATCCCATTCTCATGCGTGCTCTTGAAATCGAGAAGATACCGGATATCGAAGCGATAGACGGAGCGTACAGGTCCAGAGAGGCGGCGCTTCACATAGCGATGTTAGAGGCTACAGGAAGGGACCCCGCGCTATTTATTATAGGAGCGTTTGACTCTACGAACAAAAGCCGCGTCATTGAAGAGATGCGCAAGGAGACGGGACTTGACTACGTCACCATGGCGCACTTCTGCGGCGCGTCATTCAGCGACAAAAGGGAGAGGGAGGAGGGTAGTCTGAAATGACCCGTCAGGCGGTCGGTTACATCAGGGTCTCGACGGGTCAACAGGGTCGCTCCGGCCTTGGCCTGGATGCGCAGCAACGTGCGATCGAAGCGTTCTGCGCCGCCGAAGGTGTTGACCTTGTCGATGTGTATAGGGAGGTTGAAACTGGCAAGGGTGCGGACGCTCTCGACCGCCGTCCGCAGCTGCTCGCGGCGATGACTGCGGCCAAGAAAATGAAGTGCTTTGTCGTGGTCGCCAAATTGGACCGCTTGTCGCGCGATGTGCATTTCATCAGCGGATTGATGGCGCAGCGTGTCCCGTTCGTCACGGCAGAACTTGGTTTCGATGCCGACCCGTTTTTGCTCCATCTCTTCGCGGCACTCGCGGAGAAGGAGCGAGCGATGATTTCACAGCGGACGAAAGCGGCATTGCAGGCCACCCGGCGCAAGATCGAGGAGAAGGGGAGCCATACGACGCCGCATGGCACGACGATAACGAAGCTTGGTCACCCTAACCCAACCGCAGCCGCCGAGCACGCCAGACAGGCCGTGGTCCGGCTTGCCGATGAAATGGCGGCGACGGTGGGTCCTGTCATCGAGCAGATCCAGGCAAGCGGCGTGACAACGCTAAGAGGCATCGCGGCTGCGCTCAATGCTCGCGGGATCAAGACGGCGCGCGGTTGCGAATGGAACGCAAAAGCGGTCAGCAGGATCATCGACCGATGGAAGTCAAAGACCGAAAGCCTTGCT